ATGGCGGTATATCGCAAGTTATATTCATAAATAATTTAAATTTATTCATCTTATGAAGTTTGTAACTGTAAAAAATTATTTGTCAAAAATCGTAAAAAATTATTTGACATTCACACCAGCTCATATTTTACAAAATCAACTATGTAAAGGTATGGACAACCTGTCCTAATGGTTGAGTATGCTCGTCCGCTACGTTGCCATGCCTGATTTCCAGCTTGTAGTGCACTGCAAAATTCAATGGCACACAATATTTTTTCCTTTTGTTCCTCAGAGCCAACTTGAGTTATAATAGCGTCTGGTGTTTCATCCAAAAAACTACCTGCTGCTTTTAATGAATCGAAAATATTATTATCCCAGCGTGTACGATTAGATTTATTAAAACCCGGATGATAAATGATTCTCCATTGAAATTTAGACTTATTGTAAGTAAAGGTAACATCTAATTGGATTGACGCTTGTGAAATAAATTGTTTATTTATATCAATGATATTTATTCTACGTGATATAAAATTAAAAATACGTTCACACTCAACAATATTATCTCCATGAATTTTAAACGTTTGAATCTGCATTTTATTTCCTCCCCTATTCCTTTATAGTTTCTAAAATATCTTCCAAGTGGCAATCCAAAGCCTCACAAATTTTAAGAAGGACATCGGTAGTGATATTTTCACCTTTCCCTAACTTGGCAATGGAGGCGGCACTTACGCCACTTAATTCTTTTAAATCCTGCTTATTCATATTTTTGTCGATTAGCATCTTCCATAGCTTATTATAGCTGATACGCATTTTGTAACCTCCTAGATTTTTCTATTGGATTTATCAATTCAAATATTTTTTCAAAAGTTCGACATCTTTGCTTATATCTCGTGGCTTGATTCGGTTTATTACCTTTTCTTCAACTTCGGGAGTCCAGTAAATCTTTAATTTTTCTCTTGCTCTCGTGATAGCAGTGTAGAAAATATTATGAGTTACTAATTCTTCTACCTCATCAGTGATTACTATTTTAACAGAGTCATATTCCAAGCCTTGTGCTTTATGGATTGATACGGCATAAGCAACCTGGAATGGGACTGCTGTGCTGGAATCCTCGCCATCTTCATCAGCACTTTTTAGTTTATGAACATAAAATCTAATTAAAGACTTTTCTTCTTCCTCGAAACATTCAAGAAGTTCGAGATTCAAACCTGAAACATCGCGCTCATCTACAGTTTTTTGTATTTCAACATCAAATTGAATACGTTCTTCCATAGTGCCTGCATCTATAATTTCTACTCCTTGGATTATGCCTTTCATGTTGTTGTATATGATGGGACGAAATCTATCTGAGTCAAGGAAGAGAATAGGATCTCCGACTTTGTAATGTTGAATATCCCAAGTGACAGCAGTGTTAGTGTTGCTTTCTTGTAGGAATCTGTTGATGTTGTTAATTCCATACAAGCCATCATAATTTAGGCAGAGGATAGCCTCGCCTGGTTCAAGAGAAGATAGTAGTGTTTCATCTACTTTTAATGAATAGCTTTCTCTCTCGATAACTTCTTTTGCAGTGTCATCCATATGTCTGACTTTGTCCCATAGTTCAAGCAATCGCTCGTCCTTAGTTCGATGAGGCTGAGTAAGCTCAAAAACAGAGCTTTCTGGCAAGAATGATTTTAATACAGAGAACCAGTTGCCAAATTGAATAGCGTCAATCTGATAGGTATCTCCGACTAGTAAAAGCATTTCAAAATTTGCTTTTTGCAATACCTCAACCATATCTTTATTACTAACAGTACTACATTCATCGATAACTAATAATTTATATTTTGTGAAAGGAGAACCTTGGTGCTTAAAGCTTTCAATTGTTGAAAAAGTTGTATTTTCAGCATCAATCTTTCTCATCAAGTTCTCTTTCGCAGGATTTGTCTGTGTTAGGTATAATTTTTCTGCATCGTTTAAATAGTGGGAAACATGGTTTATCAGCGTTGATTTACCTACACCTGCAGAACCATATATTACACCAACCCTTGATTCTGAGAAGATATGGCTAATGATAGCCTTCTTCTCATCACAGTCAATTTCGTAATCATCAAGGAGTAACCAAATGTCAACATCATCGGAGTAATTTTCAATGCCTGATTCAGCCAACTTCTGTAATTCCTCAATTATCTTACAAGTGTTCAGTTTATAATCATTTATAAACAATTGATTGTGTTCAAGGATCAAATCACTTGCTGGTCTATGCCCATCCCAAAGACTATCGTTATACTTCTTTATAAGAGTTTGGTAATCGGGGAAATTACTCAGTTCATCGATGTCGGTAAATAGCCGACCTTTTCCTTCCGTGTTGTTTCGTATAAATCTGGCGAATAATTCAGGGCGTCTATCCTTACAAGGAATACAATCAAATATGGCTCCTAATTTTGGATTATGTCCAATAGGAGATCTGTTAAATGGTAAAGAATCAAACTGCTTGCAACCATTTGCTAAATACAAGCCAGAAAGATAACTATTCCCAGCATTTATCCACTCTTCATAATATTTACTATAATAGCCAGATGAATATTGACTTTTAATAATGACATTGTTCATGTTATAAAGAAGATATCGTAGCACATTTTGTCCATTACGACCGTTTCGTATTAGATTTCTGCAGTCATCTAAAATTGGAATAAATATTGAAGATTTAAGGTTATTTTTCCATTCGAGAGTAATCATATCATATGCCTTATCAGGAAAGTCCATTAAATCAGTCAGTGTGAATTTCTTTTTAGTAAGAAATTCACAGATTAATCGTTGCTCGGGGTAAGGAACTCTTCTTTTTTCGCCTTTTATTAGTGAAATGAAATTTTGAAATTCACAGTCACGGATGGAAACTTCCCAGCCATCAATAATGATGATAGGCATTGTTTTTCCTAATATTTCGATTGTCTCATGTATGAGATGAAACTTTGATGCATAATTACTTTTGATTGGAAGTTTGGTGAAAGCAATTACTCTATTAGATTTGGATTTATTTTTTCTATCATCTATAGGGGTAAATGTGATTTCATAATATATTTTTCTGTTTACAAACAGCGGTTTTATTTTTTGAATATAGTATTTATCCTTGCTATCAGTATGTAATACCGCAGGATGACGTTCTATTTTTTCAGAAATCTTTTTATAGTATTCCTGTAAGGTATCATCCAAATGTAGAGGAAATTTCTCTATGTTATGTAATACCTCAATATAGTAGTAGTGGTTAAGAAGATTCTTTGCCTCTAGCAAGTATTGGTAATACTTCAGCATCAATCGTTCTGAGCCGTCTTCATCTAAAGTATATTGGGTGGTTACAATTTGTAAATAATTGCGGAATTTATATAAAGTAAGTAGTTCGCTGTTTATTTGAGAAAACTCGACTGCTTTAGCTATATTTTCTTCGCTAATGGCGATATCTCTGCCGTTAGCATAAAACTTGAGCATGATATGATTTACGAGCTTCATTAACTGCTCTAAAATATCTTGAGATATAGCACCACGAGATGAGTATTCAATATTATCCAAATGCCTACATATTACATTGTCTATTTTTCGGATAGAATCATCTATCGTTGGCATCGACATCCTCCTTTCTGTTTAATAAAATTCTCCATCGTCCCAATCATCAATGAAAGCATCATACGGAAATGCTCCAGAGAATAGATCTGGATGAAGTTTGACATATAAGTTTCTTATTCTTGTTCTTGCTTGCTTAATGAAGAATGGTTCAGCGCCATCGGTCAAAAGACAGTTGCTGAGTTGGTTTAATTCTCCAAGCAAGCTGAATACATTTGATTTCAAAGTGGGGTTATTGAAGGTATCAGCTTTTGTACTCCATTTTGTTTTATACAAGGCTTGTACCTTATTTGGTAACGACATATCAATTAATGCAGTACTATAGTTTTCGCCTATCATTGTAAACATTATTTCATCATAATCTGATGTGAATTCTTGAAGCAACCCATTGTCTTCAGAAGAATATGGACTTTCGTCAGAATGCTGTTCGTCAGGTAGTTCAATAGAACCCGTGCCAGTGTCCTTTTTGGATGCTGGCTTTTTTCTTTTGGTTTGTGCAGCAGTCCTTATTATATTTGCAAAGAGTTCAGCTATTTCATCTCCAACATTATTGACATTGATGTTTGGCAAGAACTCAGTAAATTGCTCGCATAAAGCTATTTGAGCGGATTCTTCAGTATTAAAAATAAATGAAGAAAACTCAACAGGATCTACGTATTGAACCATTGCCTTAGATATATCCCTAATGCTTGTTTTACCACCAGCATAAGCTTTGTAACTTTCTTTACTGTAACCATCAAGTATTTCTTTTCCATTTTCAGTAAGTATCGCATCAAAGAGGGTTCTTACATAAATATGAACGCCACCTTTTCCTCCAAGTATAGGTCTAGTTATGGTTACGAATTCTACAAAATTCATCTATTCCACCACCTTTTATTGAAGCCTACCCAAGCCTACCCGTGCCTACCTATGGCTACCAAGCCGATATCCTATAATTAAAAGTGTAAAAACAATCAAAAGAACGCTAGTGATAGTAGATAGGTATTAGGGAATTGTTCTTCCGAATATTATATCAGCTAATTATGAAAAAATCTACACTTTCACAATTTATTAGTATGCGTTCGCAGAAATGAACAATAAGATTGATTGCTGTTGCTTCTCTTTTGACATTCAGATGATCTCATCAAAGATAAGATTTCAGGTCAGTTGGAAAGTGAGGTGAAATTCATGGACAAGAACACAAAGCAAACATCAAGACCAGTTGCTATGGAAAAACTGCAAAATCTGTAGCAGGAAGTGCGTTAGCACAAACAAAGACAAGTGGAAAATAATTTACCAAAATGATAGGCAGCGACAGATTTATTTAATCAGCCTGCTTATCCCCTTTTGAGGGACAAACCCAACTGGGCCCAATAAGCCCAACAATAATATCTCAAGGTCCTAGTGCGCATACGGACGGCGGGATGCATAAAGAGTTCAGAACACAGTGATAAAGACTGTGTTTGGAATGAAGATGCACCCACCGTGATTTCTTGCACCCATTTTTAGGACAAGGAGTCTGTGGACATCTTCACCACAGGCTCTTTTTGTATTCCGCCGTTAATGCCAGGACGGAAAGGAGTACAAATGAAAATTAGAGTTCTGTACGAAGAAAACATCAAAAACGGCCACAAATTCTACACCACAATTGATATTCCGGATGATGATTACAGCATCATGCTGGATATCGACTATGAGCAGCGTCTTTCGGAGGCTAAGCCTGAAAAGAAGTCTGAAGTAAAGCGTTGTGAGACTGTACAAGAAATGTTCGACCTTATGAATAGTAAGGAATACAACGACTGGCGTAGGGAAACCAGGTATATCGACTCCAATCCCAAAATGAAGAAATTTAACGGAAAAAGGGGATATATCCAAGCTGAAAAAGATGATGAGTCCTTTGAAATTATGGACTATCTCTGTACCACATCTGATGATCAGGCACGAGATAAAGACTATGCATATGAGGAAATTTGCGATTGGGTTCGCAGTACTCTTTCTAAGAAACCAGAATGGGCAGATGCCTTTATTGCGGTTCGTATCAATGGGATGTCAATCCGTGAGTATGCTAGCTCCATTGATGCAGATGAAAACAACATAACTCAAAAGTTGATACGGGCAACAAAAAAATTACAACAAGAATATAAAAACCGTCAGATTTGACCTCCTCCCGAGGCTACCACTTAGGAGGTCAAGACCTCCACAAAATTTTAAGGAGGTAATTCTAATGAGAGAATTGATACCTAAAGACCAATATGGTGTGTTTGCCGACACCAAAGATACGGCAAGAGTAGATAGTTTATTTGTGGCAGAGTTCTTTGAGAAGGAACACAAAAATGTTCTGCGTGACATTACAAAAATTACTGACCCCAAATCTGGGTTAAGCACAGAATTTGTTCAGCTCAATTTTGAGCCGACCTCATACACGGATGGTTGGAACAGAAAGCAAAAGGCTTATGCCATGACTCGTGATGGTTTCACTATGTTAGTCATGGGATATACAGGGCAAAAAGCAATGAAATTCAAAGAACTATACATCAAACGCTTTAATGAAATGGAGCAATTCATTAAGACTCTTGTTTCAGCCCGTAAAGAGTTCCCTTTACTGACAGACAATATTAAGCTACTTCACGAAAATCCCAAGCCATATCACTTTAGTAATGAATGCGACATGATTAACCGCATTGTTACCGGGATGTCTGCAAAGCAATTTAGAATAGCCAACGGTATCGAAAAAGGTAAAAGCATCCGTCCCTATCTATCCGATGAGCAGATTACTATGCTTGAAACTTTGCAGAAAGTGGATGTGGGTTTGTTAGTAGCTGTTCCGGACTATCAGCAGCGAAAGCGTCATCTGGAATGGTACAAGTTGAAGATGGAAGAAAACGCAAATTAAGGAGGACAGTTATTATGTTTTATGTGAAAGAAAAATTGAAAGATACCATGGAGGTATGCATTGAAATAACAGATGAGAATGTATTTTGTCATTGCCCTATGTGTGGTGTTGAATTTATGGTAGATATTGCAGAAATCTTCTGTGATGGTGAAAGTGATTTATATGGTACTTCAATATATTGTAGCGAATGCAGTAAAAAGATTAGAGCTGGAGGTAGTTATAATGAGTATAAATAAATTCAATTCTGAAGGATACCATGACCCTACTCCTTTTGAAGCACTAAACAATATTATAAAAAAGGAAAAGGCAGCGTCAACACCTGCCTTTAAACCCCTTGTTTATATTTGCTCACCTTTTAGTGGGGATATCGAAAGAAATAATAAGCGAACACGGGAATTTTGCCGTTTCGCCTTAGACAAAGGAAATATTCCCCTTGCTCCCCATCTTATGTATCCACAGTTTATGGATGATACAGATGAGAAAGAACGAGAACTTGCTATTTTCATGGACATCATCCTTATGGGCAAATGCCAAGAGGTTTGGGTTCTCGGTGATGTTATCTCAAAAGGCATGAGTATTGAAATTGAAAAGGCAAATAAACGTAGGCAGCTGGTTAGATATTTCAATAAAGATTTTAAGGAGGTAGAGGCTCTGTGAGTGGGATAAAAGTAATTCAGACAAAGTATAAAGGTTTTCTTTTCCGATCAAGACTTGAGGCTCGCTGGGCGGTATTCTTTGATGCCTGCGGTGTTAAATATGAATATGAACCAGAAGGCTATGACCTTGGAAAGGGTATGATGTATCTTCCAGATTTTCTACTTCATGGTGTCTATGGCAGGGCTAGCGGAGACCTTTATGTTGAGGTTAAGGGACAGATGACTGATGCTGATGCGATGAAAATTAACCGATTTTATGAGATTGGAAAAGACAATCCTGATGTTTACGGAAAATCCAATACAGCAATTCTTGTAGTTGGCAATATACCAAGTGGTGCGGATATAGAAGATATCTTTTGGTACATTGAAGGTGAAGCTTATGCAAGCAACGGAGATTGGCCGAATAACTACAATTTTGAAACCATTGACGGAGACCACTTTGCTGCTTATCCACGAATCAACAAAAACGGTAAGTTTGAACTCTTTGGTGATGATTCCAACTACCTCTGCGATATGGACCGCAAAGCAACAGAGAAAGCTTACCGTATTGCGAGGCAAGCAAGATTTGAGCACGGCTTGAAAGGAGGGTTCTAAATGCGAGAACTAGCCATTGCCTACGGGAACAGTCGGCAGGCAAAGAAATGGGTCAATAAGATTACTACTTTTGATGAGCTGAAGGAGAGGCTGAAAGTTACTATCCGGACAACAGAATCCGCCGAAGAATATGAAAAGTTCAGCAAGGCTCAAAAGGACAATGCGAAAGACCACGGAGGCTTTGTTGCCGGTGCTTTAAAAGAAGGACGGAGGAAAATTGACACTGTGGAGCTTCGTTCAATGATTGCTTTGGACGGAGACAGAATAAATAAAGCTTTCCTTGAAAACTATGAATCGAGTGCTCCTTATAGCTCCGTTCTTTATTCAACCCACAGTAGTACTGAGGAGAATCCAAGAGTCCGTCTTATATTCCCTCTTACAAGGGATGTGACTCCGGAAGAGTTTGTGGCGGTTTCAAGATATCTTGCACAGATGCTTGGCATTGATTATTTCGATGAATGCTCCTATCAGCCAAACCAACTGATGTACTGGCCATCTACTCCGTTTAATGGAAACTTTGTATATAAGGAAGTAGATAAGAAGTGGCTCAACCCAGATGAAATCTTAAATGCTCATCCAGAGTGGACAGACCCTACTAGGCTTCCAACTTCATCAAGGGAGAGCAAGGCAAATATAGTATCAAATCAGAAGGTACAAGACCCACTTGAGAAGGAAGGTGTTGTTGGACTTTTTAATAGGGTACACTTTCCTATCACAAAAGCGATTGATTCCTTTCTGTCCCATATATATGAGCCTACAGAAAATGAGAACAGGTATCATCTTATCGAATCGAGCAGTATGGCAGGGGTGGAGATTAAAGAGGATGGCAAATTTGTATATAGCCACCATGCCAAGGACCCGGCATACCTTAAACTCTGCAACGCATTTGATATAGTTCGTATCCATAAGTTTGGAGATGACGATGACAAGAAGTCCTTTAAAGAAATGTGCGAGTTTGCAATGCAGATTGATGAAGTAAAACTCCTTGCAGCTAATGAGCGTCTTGCAGAAGCCGAGACTGATTTTACGGTAGACTGTGACAACTGGAAAACAAAACTGAAGTATCAGGCGAAAACAAGCATACTTGAAAATAGCGTGTTCAACTTAAATCTAATCCTTAATAATGACCCGGATTTTGCGAATATTGCATATAACGAACTTGCAAATCGCATCCAGGTCACAGGTCCACTTCCATGGGAAAGACCAGAGGGCAACAGTTTCTGGAGGGATGCAGATACTGCACAGCTTAAGTCCATTATTGATATCCGATACCTTCCCTTCTCGAGCAGAAATCATGATGTAGCATTTACAAAGATAGCTGATGACAGACGTTTCCACCCTATAAGGGATTATCTTGATTCCCTTCCTGCATGGGACGGCATCAAGCGAGTGGAGGATATCTTTATCAAATATTTGAAAGCAGATGATACAGAGTATATTCGCACAGTCACCAAAAAGACCTTTGCCGCAGCTGTTGCCCGTATCTACGTTCCAGGTATCAAGTTCGACTGTGTTCCTGTTCTAGATGGTGATCAAGGCATAGGCAAAAGTACAATAGTTAAAGACCTTGTAACTGCAGACTATTACTCTGAAACTTTATCCCTTACCGATATGGACGATAAGTCTGGTGCTGAAAAGTTGCAGGGATTTTGGGTGGTTGAAATCGGAGAGCTTGCTGGTATGAAGAAAGCTGATATTGAGAAGGTAAAAGCTTTTCTCTCAACATCCGATGACAAGTACCGTCCGTCTTATGGCAGGGTTGTAGAAAGCCATCCTAGACAGTGCATCATCATAGCAACGGTTAATGGTGAACGTGGATATCTGCGAGATATTACAGGTAACAGACGCTTTTGGATAATCAAGGTGCATCAGAAAAAACAGAAAAAGACCTGGAATTTTACTGAAGAATATAGGCAGCAATTCTGGGCAGAGGCTAAAGAAATATGGAAGTCCGGCGAAAAGCTATATCTTGAGGGCGACATTTTAGATGAAGCTGAAAAGGCCCAGAAAGGCGCCTTGGAGGCAGATGAGCGCGTTGGTATGGTTGAAGAATACCTGAATACCAGGCTGCCTGATGATTGGGATGACATGGATTTGTTCGCACGGCGAAATTACCTTTCTGGAAACGAGTTCGGGAGTCCGGTGCATACCGGTAGCCTTGTCCGTACCGAGGTGAGCAACGCTGAAATATGGTGCGAATGCTTCGGCAAAAGTCTGCAGGAACTTAAACCTTCAGACAGCTATGGCATTGCAGCAATGATGTCGCAGATATCCGGATGGGAGAGAACTCAGACCATTAAGCGTCAGCCCATTTATGGCAGGCAACGACTCTACCAATACGGAGGATAAGAAACACAAGAATGCGTCACAACACAAGATTTTCCCTTATATTCAAAATGCTTTTTTATAAAGAGAGAAATAAAATCCTGTGAGCACACACGCGCGTAAGTAAATATAGGGAAAAGTTGTGCTACCTTGTGTACTTGTGTCAGATGGGAGGTAAAGATGATTGAGAAATATATAGAGAAAAAACTGGTAGCCGCAGTTAAGAAAATGGGAGGAATTGCACCGAAGTTTGTAAGTCCTGGATTAAATGGTGTGCCAGACAGAATTGTGCTACTTCCTATGGGAAGAATCGCATTTGTTGAATTAAAAGCACCAGGCAAAATGATGCGTGCTCTGCAAGTAAGACGAAAAAGGCAACTAGAGGAGTTAGGGTTTTTAGTTTACTGCATTGATAGTGTAGAGCAGATAGATGAAGTGTTAAAAGAGATGGGAGGTGATGCCAAATGAAGTTCATACCCCATGATTACCAGCGATATGCAAGTGCATATATAGAAAAGCACTCAATGTCAGCAATATTCTTGGATATGGGCTTAGGTTAGGAAAAACAGTCCTGACCTTAACAGCCTTAAACAATCTCTTGTTTGATAGTTTTGAAATACACAAAATCCTAATAATTGCACCCTTAAGAGTTGCCAGAGATACATGGCCTACTGAAATTAAAAAATGGGATCACCTAAAAGATTTAAAATATTCGGTTGTCCTTGGCAGTGAAAAAGAAAGGAATGCTGCCTTAATGAAAAAGGCTGATATCTATATTATAAATCGTGAAAATTTAAAATGGCTTGTGGAAGACAGCTCCTTCCCCTTTGATTTTGACACAGTGATTATAGACGAGCTTTCATCTTTCAAGAATTACAAGTCTAAACGCTTCCGTTCTTTAATGAAAGTAAGGCCAAAGATTAAAAGAATAGTCGGCTTAACAGGAACACCGGCAAGTAACGGACTTATGGATTTATGGGCTGAGTTTAGACTTTTAGACTTAGGTGAAAGGCTTGGAAGGTTTATTGGAAAGTACAGAGATGACTACTTTGTACCAGATAAAAGAAATCAACAGATCATATTTTCATACAAGCCTAAACCTGGAGCTGAAGATGCAATCTATAAAAGAATTTCAGACATAACCATCAGCATGAAAGGTTCTGATTATCTCAACCTTCCTGAACTTGTTATAAATGAAGTACAAGTAAATCTTTCTGAAAAGGAAATGAAAATCCTTGATGATATGAAAAAAGAATTAGTAACAACCATAAATGAAGATGAAATTACAGCAGCTAATGCTGCAGCCCTGTCAAACAAACTTTTACAAATGGCAAATGGTGCTGTTTACGATGAACTTGGTGAAGTTGTTAAAATACACGACCGTAAGTTGGATGCTTTAGAAGATTTATTAGAGGCTGCTAACGGTAAACCTGTTTTAATAGCTTACTGGTTTAAACATGACATGAAACGAATCTCTGAAAGGTTTTCAGTTGAAACCTTAGACAGTGCTGACTCAATAAGAAGATGGAATAATGGAGAAATTCCTGTAGCAATCATCCACCCTGCCTCTGCAGGCCATGGACTTAATCTACAAGCTGGTGGCTCTACCCTTATATGGTTTGGTCTTACTTGGAGCCTTGAACTATACCAACAGACTAATGCAAGACTCTGGAGACAAGGTCAACAAAATTCAGTTGTTATTCACCACATAATTTCCAAAGACACAATTGATGAACGTGTAATGAAGGCACTTAAAAATAAGGACAGCACACAAGCTGCCTTAATAGATGGAGTTAAAGTAAACCTAAAAACAGGAGGTAAAATTCATGAATGATGTATACGAAAGACTGGCAAATGCAATCATTTTACAAGCTGTTAAAGACTACCGCCTTGCCTTAAAGAAATTAAACAAACACCCTGAGAGTTCAAAAACTTTATATATAAAAAAGGAAGTGGAGCAATTTTTCCACTCCGACTGGTATGCATCACTTACTACTGTTGATCCAGAGATGATTATCCGTAAACTTAACGAGGAGGTAATATGATGACAGTAAAAGAATATTTAGGTCAGGCCTATCGCCTTGACCAGCGTATTAACAGTAAACTTGAGCTAGTAGCATCACTAAACGACCTTGCCACCAAAGTGACAACTACTCTTACAGATATGCCCAAGAATCCAAATCACGCAACATCCACTATGGCAGATGTTATTGTAAAAATAATAGACCTGCAAGCAGAAATAAATCGTGATATTGACAGACTTGTTGACTTAAAGCGTGAAATTGTAACAGCTATTAAGACTGTTGACAATACAGAATATCAAACGCTACTTGAAAAGCGTTACCTATGCTTTGAAACCTGGGAACAGATAGCCGTTGATATGGATTATAGCATTCAGCATATCTACAGATTAAGAGATAAGGCATTCTCAAAAATATTTATTCAAAAGATAAAAGATGATAGGAAATGTTAGTAGATGTTCATAGATTTTTTTGATACTATTAGAATAGAGAAATAGAATCCAAAAGCTATCTCGGAGAAATCCTGGGTGGCTTTTCTTATGCCCTGAAAGTGAGGTGAAAGAATGCCCTACAAACCAAAACGTCCCTGTGCCTACCCCGGATGTGGTCGGCTTGCTGAACGAGACCAATACTGTGCCGAGCATCAAAAGGAAGTAAACAAACACTACAATAGGTATCAACGAGACCCAGAGTCCAACAAAAGATACGGTCGTGCTTGGAAGCGAATCAGAGACAGATACATCAAAGCTCATCCTCTCTGTGAAGAATGTGAGGAGCAAGGTAGACTCACTCCGGCTGAAGAGGTACACCACATCCTCCCACTCTCCAAAGGCGGAGGCAATGAGAGGAGTAACCTCATGGCTCTTTGTAAGTCCTGTCACTCCAGGATTACTGCCGAGAGCGGTGACAGGTGGGGGAGGTAAAATCTCTAAAACTTTTTAAAGCGGACAGCGGCCTGGGGCCTCGTGTGAAAAAATGCGATTTCAAACAAGGGAATAGCCCCAACCCAATGAAGTGAGGTGAACATATGGCAAAAGACGGTACAAACCGAGGTGGTGCTCGTGTAGGAGCTGGTGCTAAAAAGAAACCCCTGGCTGATAAAATCACCGATGGCAATCCCGGAGGAAGAAAGCTTACTGTTATGGAATTTAATAATACAGCAAATCTGGAAGGTCAGGAAATGCCAGAACCAAATAAAATGCTTGAAGCTATACAAAAAGATGGTAAGGCTCTAGTTGCTGGAGAAATATTTAAAAACACATGGAAGTGGCTAAACGAAAGAGGCTGCTCTACCCTAGTCTCCCCTCAACTTCTTGAACGCTATTCTATGAGTGTGGCCCGATGGATTCAATGCGAGGAAGCTGTAACCGAATATGGATTTCTGGCAAAGCATCCTACAACCGGAAATGCTATTCAAAGTCCTTATGTAGCAATGGGACAAAACTACATGGCACAAACTAACAGGCTATGGACAGAAATATTTCAAATCGTAAAAGAAAACTCTGTAGGTGAGTACAAAGGCATAAATCCCCAGGATGATGTAATGGAACGCCTCTGACAGCCCGCAAAGGTAA